ACTACCATGAAGTACAAAAGCAAGCTCAACAAGTTGCTCCTGTCCCTCGTCCACAACATGCTCATTCCCTTTATGACATGTCTCAACCTCACAGATGAACAAGTCTATTTTGCTCTTATGCTCAACGCTGTCCGCACTGAGAAAACCGTCCAAGAATTTCTCATTTATTACTCTAAGACCCTTAGAGATATCAACAAGACCAAGAAGCGTCCACTCGCTTACTTTGTTGATACTTTCTCTCCTTGGTTCACTGATTTATTTGAACTAACTGACCCTTTCCAACATGCCCAACAAACGTTCCCCCGACCTCAAAGACCCTTAGACCTATTAGCCGCTGCTGCGGCCACCTCTCAGACGAGTGATTACTCGTCTCATGACCATTCAACCTCTCCTACTAACTCATTGCCGTCCATTTTTTATGGCGATGATGAGCTAGACGAACTCCGCAATCCTAATTTCGTCATCAAACCAAATTCCTCAATTGAAAAGATTGAACCTCCTCCTGAAAACCACGATGATGACACTGAACCTTATGATTCAGACCAAGATCTTGAGGATTTTGCTGCTGAGTTAGAAGAAATGATACAAGCCAACTCCAAATCTGAACCCGCCCTTGCCTGTGAAGCCCCGCAAACGCATTCAGTTGCGCAGAAAGCCCTTGATCGACAACGCAAACATTCCCGCTCCCAAGAGAAGCGTAATTCAAAATACTCCAAATCCATGCTTTGCTCCATTCTCGAACAAGTTCGCCTGCAAAAGAGCCGAACCCAGCTCATGAAAACCAACCGATTCCTTAAAAGTACTGGTTGGCAAGACCAACCTTGCCTCGATACCATTCGCGAAACTCGCGATCAACGTCGAATTGCAATATTCCTGATTAAGCAAAAACAAGCTGCCCTACAAGAATTTAAACGCCAACGAGAAACTGACATCCACGCAAATGGATTTCTCACGAACCTGGCCAAGAAACTCGTTACTGGCTGCTGCGCTAATAAGAAAGACGCCGTTTTTGTTTTTCTGACTAAAACCTGTCACTTAGATGAAATGACCGCTATGATTATTACCCCTATAGTCAAAGCTGTCAGAGATTTACTTACCCATAAGATTACTATTGGCCTCGCCCTGGTGATTCTCTCCTACTATCTCTCTAAGTACATTCAACTTCCTTCACTCGTTACAACTCCACTCATTGCTATACTCCTTGGCTATATTCTCAAAGATACTAGTCAAGAGCTGATCTCTTGTGTTGTGTCTTTATACAACACATTTCGAGAAGCCTATGACAAAACCAAGGAGAAAATACCACATCTGATGGACGTTGATATTAACCAAGACACCTACAAGACTCTTAATTTAGAAGTAGTTACTCTCGCTCGGTGCGAAGAAGCTGCCTCTGAAGAAGACTGGCGTCTTAACACTCTCCTTAAAGTTGGAGAGCGTAACTATCGAAAACACCCCAAACGATCATTCAAAGTTACGCTCCCAGAACACATCCACAAGTTTCTTCAAGAACTTGATCAAACCAAATTAAACGAAGAACATGTGGCTGAAATGCTGCTCAAATACAACAAACCCCTGCCTGCCGCTCAAGCTGCGCAGCCAATTCCGAATGGCATTACTGAATTTTGTGTCGATATCACTGAGACTTTTCAAAAAGTTCTCAGTGGCATCGGCCTTGTTTCAGACACCGTCCAACTACCCAAGGCCTTACACTTCTACTGTTCCACGAAGAAGTTTGTGAAGCAACTTTATGAAGTTTTCACCGATCTTTACCCTTTCTTTTACGAAAAGATCACTGGAAAAAGCTACGTTGATCCCAACGTGGCTAAATACATTGAAATTTTTGGCACTATTGCCAAGAAAGTTCATACCACTCTCAAATCTGCAAGACAATCAAATATCGTTAAAGAAAATGCTCAGTTCCGACTCCAAATCGTTGCTGAATACGAAGCCCTCCTCGAATCTCAAATGAAACTGCTCGAACTCAAAGCTCCACCCCAGTATATGGCACCCATTGCCAGACTCATTTCCGAAATGTCCACACTTGCCAATGAATGCTATTCTCGCCAACGCGGTGAGGCATCAAGACCCGAACCTGTCCTCATTTTCGTTCGTGGCCCTGCTGGTGTCGGAAAAACGACCATGAATACCGCCCTCGCTAAGATCCTTGGCCAACGCCTCGGATTTGAAGTCGATTCCAAAACTGACTTCTTCATTCGCGAAGGCGATGCTGAACACTGGGACGGCTACGAAAATCAACGCTTCTGCGTTATTGATGAAGCCTTCCAGATCAATGATCCTGAAATTCAGGCCCGCACTATACTCGACATTATCAAGATAAGAAACACTGCTCCATTCAAACTCACAATGGCTGCTCTTGAAGCTAAGAAGAATTCATTCTTTAATTCACAATTTGTTTTTGTTACCTCAAACGTAGCTAACGTTACTTGTGAGAAGATCACCGATATCGGTGCGTTTTATAGACGCATCGATTTCGATGTCTTTGTCGCCTCAAAGCCTGCCCTCAACCCCGACGGAACCAAAAGTTTCGACTATGAAATGACTGTTAATGGCGAAGACTGCACTGTCGCCCAACTCGCTGATTCAATTGCCTACGTATTTTCTACGCGCAAAAACAGTGATGCTGATGTTGCTGAATCTCTCACCAAATTCGTTTCTTCAGTTCCCAAGACTGACATTAAAGATCTCATTGCCCCTAGAGATTCAACTCTCAATTTCGCTGGCAAAGAATCTGATAATGCTTATACTATGAAAACGTCTTCAGCTAGCGGCACTCATCGCCGCCGCCAACCCAAACCTAACGGCTTCACTGAATACCTTAAAAGTACTAAAGCCGCCGCTACTATTCTCAACACTACCAATTATGTGCTCAACCGCGTTCCGATGAAACACTATCTTGGCGAAAGTTGGAAGGCATACCTTGCCGCCGCTATCGTCACTGAACAAGCAAAGAATTACGCGATGTGGCTCTCCGCTTTTGCCATCGGTTATGGCACAGTACTCATCCTCAAGAAGCTTATCTCTCAAATTACTTCAACTATTTTCCCAAATTCGAAGAAAGAGAAAGATAAGCTAACTGGAGATAAGACCACTGTTGTCCGCCAAGAAAAAGCCACCGTCAAAGATCATCTTAAAGCCGCTCAGGCTGCTGTCGACAGACATGCTGTCAAAGTCGCCAAAAAGAATCAAGTCCTCAAGCCAAATGGCTCCATCCAAAAATGGAGTTCAGAAATGATCTCGTACATTAATGAACAAGGATGGGAGAAATCCCAATGGGTTGCCGATTCATTAGCATCCATAGAAATCCTTGAAGAATTCGAGATGACTAAACAAGAATCCGAAGACCTCAAACGCCTCAAAGAAAATCTTGTCGATCTCATCGTCATTTTTAAACGTGATGATGAGCTTTACAGGATGTGGAGCAAAGCGACTGTGCTCAATAGCACAACGCTCATTGCTACCACCCACTCGCTACCTACACTCGAAAACACTGTAGATCTTGCCATTAACATTAAAGGCAAGCAAGTTAACATTAAGAACTGCAAGATCGTCCATATTTCAAATTCTGACACTTGCATTATTGAACTCACCACCTGCCTCCCATGCACTGACATTTCCTACATGTTTAGCCCCCAATCTGAAGTCACCGCAATTGATCATGATCTGTATCTCATTCGAAAGTTTGATGATGCGGTAACAATTTGCCCCACCACAGAATATGAGGTGTCAGATAGAGTCATTCAGTATAACTCTGACTTTGACACCATTATAAACTGTGGCTCCATTTTCACTACTAAGCTCGCTGTTTGTCGGGGGGACTCCGGTTCCCTTTACTTATCGCGTGACCATGGCCGATTTACAATAGTCGGCATGCATGTTGCTTCAAGTGCTATGACCTGTTATGGAAAGTATCTCACCCGAGAAATGTTAAAAGGCTATATTAAGCCCCCCAGAACTGCAAGTACGCCTTATGATAACATTATGAAAGCTATTGACGACAATTCGCGAGCATTTGATCAGATCCTTGCCAACAATTCAAATTGTATTCCAGTTGGCATAGTGCATCCTCGCACTATGATCTCAAATCGCTCCAAGATTGCTCGTAGTATTCTCTACCATGATCAAGCCCTTCCAAAAGCAACTGAGCGCCCTGCTGTGCTCAAAAGAACCTACAACGAAGACGATCCTCTCAAGAAAGCGAACGACAAGTTCCGCCTACGAGATGAACCCACCCTTGAACCACAACTCCAAGACGAAGTCGTTGAAGCTGTTCTAGACCAGTATCCCAATACTCCTGTCAACAAATTTTACAGCAACCGCGAAGCTGTTGAAGGAAATGCCGACATGCCTAAGATAGCGATGACCACCTCCAGTGGCTATCCTTATTCAGCTGAAGGCAAAACGCCCAAAACCAAACTTACTGACCAAGATTGGGCAGATATCATCCAAGAAGTTGATAGAGCTCTCGAAGACCTCTACAATGGAATCCCACCTCAATTCATTTTCCAAACTTCTTTCAAAGATGAACTCCGCCCCGAAGAAAAAGTCAACAAGCCACGTGTCATCAACTGTGCCGCTACAGTACTCACTATATTGTTTCGACGCGTTCTTGGCCCTTGGATGAATATGACTCATAATAATTACAACAAACTCCACGCTAAAGTTGGTATCAACGTTCATGGTCCTGACTGGCAAATCTTCTTTGACCGGTTAGTTCGAATGTCTCACACCAACATAGTTGAAATTGACTATAGTGGCTACGAGTATAACCATCCTCAATTTGGTTACTCCCTTGCTGCTAGAATCATCTATCGACTTTATCTCAGATCTGGATTCTCAGAGAGAGATGCTGCCGCTGCATGCTTACTCGTTCAATCCTGCTGTGGTGGATATGTCCTTCAGAATGATGTGTTAATTTACGTTTTCATGTTACTCTCTGGACTCCCCATCACCGCAGAACTTAACTCGCTCCTCAATGAGATCTATCAAATGATCTGTTTCCGAAAGCTTACCAACATCCCCCTGCTTAGAATGCGCGAATTTGTCGAGTCCGGCTATTACGGAGATGATTTATTGCACTCTGTGCATAACTCCGTTGCCGAGCTCTTCAATGCTCACACAATTCAAAACTTCTGCAAAGAATTTCTTAGCATGGTTGTCACACCTGCCTCAAACAAAGGTGGAGAAATGCCCAAATTTGTCTCCATCCTCGAATGCTCTTTCCTCTGTCGTAAATTCGCACCTCGCGAAAACAGAGTAGATGCGCCACTCAAACTCACCTCTTGTACTGATTCACTCCAATACTATGTCCCAGTGGCCCATATGACCCAACGAGAACTTCTCGCCTCAAAGTGTCGTAGCTTCATTACTGAACTCACGCACTACCCGCCCGAAATTTTCGACGAATGGCTGAACCGCATTAAAGATATGAAAGCTCGTCATAAACTTGATTTCATTTGCTATGATTACGCTACAGCCCTTTCTCGTCGTGTTACCCTCAAAGATGAGGGTCTTCTCCTCTAAAGACCAAACCGGTGTTTGCACGCCATAAAACAGTACTTGGCTGTGTTTTCCAGCCATCCTGCTTAAGATGCAATAAAGTCGACTACGGAATTCCTGGCGACAGAATACTTTGGCCTCCGGGTGTGATTAGCCCTAAAGCCGAGAAAACAAATGAATCGCTCAACAATTTATCGATACGACATTTACCGTTGCGGTTGCCCTGAAAGCCGTTAACGATGCCCTATTAGCACTCCGTAGCTATTTAGGAAGGAAGCGATCAGACCCGCCCTCACAAGACGAGAAGATCAAACCAAACTCAGCGTCAGTTGCAATCGACGCTCCAAAAGAAGATGAGCTTGCCCGCGACCAAGTCCGGCAAGAAGCCAACCTTACTCTCGACCAAGAGAATCTCACCACACAACAAGATACTGTTATGCCCGACGAAGTTAAGCTCACCCAAGAAGGTAACACCTTTCATTGGCCTCAGCCGACCTTTGACCAAGTCATTTCACGTTGGTACAAGATTGCCAGTACCGCTTGGCCTTACTCAGCTGCTCAAGACTCCACAGTCTATTCAGTTGATGTTTCTAAGGCCCTCTTCAATATCCAGACACTCTTTGACAAAGTGAAGAGGTTTCGTTATTGGCGAGCCGGAATCAAGATTAGACTGCAAGTCAATTCAACTCCATTTCATTATGGTTCCCTCTTCGCCGCTATCGTGCCCTCTTACGATGCCACTGCCGCTGTCGGCAATCCAGTGGAAGCATCCACGTGGGGCCTCTCAGGCCTCAAATGCTCAGGCTTTCTGTCTGCAAATACAGGAAAGCCATTAGAACTCACATGCCCATATCAAACTCCACATGAATATCTAGACATTACTCAGCAAGATGACATCCGACCTTTCTATTTAATCGTTGTTGTCATGAACCCACTGAAGGTTGCTGGCGGTGCTACCAATCCATCGCTCAACCTCACAGTGTTTGCCAAATTTGAAAATCTAGAAATCATCGCTCCATCTGAAATCACTGCCAATTCCTCAACTAAGAAGATTGTGGCTGCTGACAAGGAACAGAGGAATGCCACCAAACAAGGCACCCTCGGTAAGGTGGCCGGTGCCGTCTCTGACGTCGCTGGCTCCCTAAGTTCTTTCCCTGTTATCGGCTCCATTGCTTCTGCAGTGGCTCCTATTTCTAAGGCTGTCGGTTCAATCTTTGGCTACTTTGGATGGGATAAACCCACAAATATTTCCTCCCATGTATTCAATGTTCAACGTCAAGGCCGAGCCATGCAAAATTCCTCTGGCCAAGACTCCGCAGAGTCGCTCGGTTTGAAGCCCGACCAAAAGGTTTCCACCGAAGTGGCTCATTACGGAGTTGACGATCCTCCCACCCGTTCATTTCTTAAACTTCTCCAAACTCCCATGTGGGTTGGCTCTTTTACAATTGCTAACAACCAAGTTGTCGAGACAGTTTTCAAGCACCTTTGGATTCGGCCTTACGCGCCCGATATTACAGACGATGTTGTCGGGCACCTCGAGTCTCAACGCCATGATTATATGTCCTTTTACAGTCAGTTCTTTAAGGCTTGTCGAGGTGGCTACCGCTACTTCGTCTGCTTTGACACATCCTCCTATATCACAGCGCGTGTTCGAATAACCTTTGAACCGTCCAATCTCACTGTTGCTTCTGTTACCGATGGTGGCGACTCATTTTCACGAATTGTCGACATCGCCGGAACTACATGCACTGCCATTGAAATTCCTTATTGCTATCCCTCAGCTCGGATGCCTATTGTCCAAACTACTACAGGCTCCGGTCCAGCTAATGGCCAGCTACTCTTCAGCTTAGTCAATCCTATTCAGACTAATGGCTCATCTACAGATGTCATCTTTGTTAATGTCTTCCGCTGTGCTGCTGATGATTTCCGTTTTTATCAACTCACAGGTTTCCAAACGACTTTACAATATGGCCTCGAGCTAAATCTGAAAAAGAAACCACCCACAAGTAGGGTATCTCAAATCAGGCCCAACTCCTTGATGGAAATGATCAACGCCGAGACGGTTCACTGTCTAGGCGATGGCCCTAAAGTCATCTATGATCGCTTACTGAAGATGAAGAGATTTACACTCATAATGATTTCCTCCACAGATATCAATTCATCCAAAGCACCAGTTCTGATAGCGTTATTTCACCAATTGTGACTTCCGGAAATCCCTTTAACTGGATGTCACCTTTTCGCGCCTACCGAGGCTCACAACGCTTCGCTGCATTTACAAATTACGATCAATGTGGCCTCTGCTATAAGGCAGTTGGTGCGACTCAAGGCGATATCAATTCCGCTGGAGGCTTTTTCGCTGAGGCCGCCACCAATGAAGCTCCTATTGAAGTTCCTTACAACAATAATGTTCGATTTCTGCCCACTGGCTTAGCTGCCTCTACCTATCTAGATGCCTACGACAAATACGTCAAGTTTGCAGGACACGCTAGTATACCTGTCCTTTGGTCTGCTGGTGACGACTTCACCCTTGGCTTGCGCAAGCACCCCATGGTTGTGGGAGTCACTATACCCTAATTCATTTATCCCAGTTTGAATTCAACTAAACGATCATCTCTCATTATGACCACCGTCTCTTTGACGTGTCTAAATGAGCAAACACCAACACTTTTTGCC